CCTTTTTTTGAGCCAATTGGAGAACAACGATGAATATTGAGTGCATTACCCACCGCGAAGGCGGCTCCCGTGTTGACATTGATGGTGTCGAATACCACTTTGAACCACTTTCCGACGGCTGCCATGTCGCAGACGTTGAAGAACCAAAACATCAAGACCGATTCCTTGGGCTGAGTGAAGGCTACAAGCTGTACCGCGGCGAATTGAGCCCCGTCGGCAAGCCCGCCAAGCTTGGCCTACCCGTTGTGAACGACAAGGCTGACCTGCGCCGTCAGGACTCAGTTGTCGCACGCACGCTGTACGGTAGCTCTGCGCACGAATCCAGCTACGAGATCGGTGGCAAGACATACCAGCTAGGCGACGTAGTTTTGCGCGCCTTTGAATCGTCGAAGCTGACCGCTGAAGAGTGGAACGAGCTAGAAGAGGAAGAGCGCAATGCCAAGATCGACATTGCACTGGACGAGCTTGCTGAAGAGGAAGATGCGGGAACCGTGAGCAAGGCCGATGACAGAGAGTCCCTGTCCGCTGAGTACAAGGCCAAGTTTGGCAAGGCACCGCACTACCGCATGACCGCTGAAAGCATCAAGGCGGCACTGGCTGAGTAAAACCCATGATACCAGTCCAAGACATCATTGATCGCGTTACCGACCTCCTTCTGGATAAGGAGCGCGCGGACGATAATGCCCGCTGGACTGATGCGGAACTACTCCGCTGGGTTAACGACAGCCGAATGGCGATACTGACACGCCGACCAGTGGCGTGCTCCAAGATCGCGAACTTCACACTTGTGGCAGGCACATACCAGTCCATCCCCTCCGATGGCACCCAGCTTCTGGATGTCATTCGGAACATGGGCTCGGATGGCCTGACACCTGGGCGCTCTATCCGCCGAACCGATAGACAGAACATCGACGACCATGACCTGTACTGGCATTCAGCCACACAGAGCGCTGAGATCAGCCAGTTCACATACGACGACCGCACGCCCAAGAATTTCTTTGTCACACCTCCTGCAATCGCAGGGACGAAGATCATGGGCTCATACGCGGCAATCCCCGCTGCAATTACGGCGACCACCGACAATCTGGACATCGCGCTTGAATATCTCGACGCCGTGGTGAACTACGCCTGCTTCCGCGCCAAGAGCAAAGACAGCGAGTATGCCAATGCCGCCGAGGCCGCTGCCTTCTATGGCGCATTCAATGACGCACTAGGCCAGACACAGCAGGGGCAAAGCGCCAACTCACCAAACCAACCCGGCAATAGTGTCTAGAGTAACATGACAACATTGACACAATCTCAAGCCAAGGAGCTTTTTGATTACCGAGACGGCGATATCTATTGGCGCGTTAGGACTTCGAACAATACTAAAATGGGGCAGCCTGCTGGATACAAGAAAAAAACAGGCTATCTGGCAATCTCGGTCAATGACCGTCAATGCCTTGCTCATAGACTTGTTTGGATATGGCATTACGGCGACGTTCCTGACGAAATAGATCACATTAACGGCGTGAGAAATGACAACCGCATTGAAAATCTGCGACCAGCTACCCCCTTGGAAAACCAATGGAACAGTGCAAAGCCAGTAACAAATACAACCGGCTTTAAGGGCGTTTGTTGGAATAAGAAAGTTGGCAAGTACATGGCACAAATACGGATCAACGGCCGCCAAACCTACCTTGGGCTATTCTCCGATCCAGCAGCAGCACATGAAGCCTACATTGCCGCGGCCAATAAGAACTTTGGCGAATTTGCGAGAGCATCATGAGCACGCTTGATTCATTCCTGCCTGAAGTTCGGCCTTGGGCACCGGGCGTACCGGACACCACCGCATTCAAGGCGCTGCGCAGTGCAGCCATTGAGTTTTGCGAGCGCACCAAGCTCTGGAAGTACGAGAGCACTACGGCTGTACTAGCTGCAAACCCAGCAACAAGCACCATCGTGACGCCTGCAGGCTCTGCCGTTCAAGACATTGAAGTGGCGCTATTCGATGGCAATGAACTGACGCCAAAGGGCACGCGCGACCTCGACGACATTCTGCCGGGCTGGCGCACTGGTGACGTTGGCACTGGACTGCCTCAGTACATCACCCAGATTCAGCAGGACACACTGACGCTTGCGCCAGCACCATACGCCGACGGCTCCCTGTACCTATGCCTGCGCCTGAAGCCTAGCCAGTCCACGCTTACGCTGCCTGATTTCCTTGCCAACTACGCAGAGTGCATCGGATGGGGCGCGCTGGGCCGACTATTGACCGTTCCTGGGCAGTCCTACAGCAACCCTGAATTGGCCACGTACTACACCACCAGGTTCATGTCGAAGCTGGATGCCTTGTCGATCAAGAGCACAGTTGGCCAGCAGAACGCACGCAAGCGCACCAAACCCTCTTTTTATTGAACTGAGACGACCACATGACCAGACTGATGCAATTCGCCAACAATGCCACATCCAGGCTGGCCGCTACGCTGTCTGCAGTCGGGACTACTGTTACCGTAATCCCAGGCGATGGAGCAAAGTTTCCAACCTTGACTGCAGGCCAGTATTTCATGGCCACGCTCATCAAAGCCGATGGCAGCAAGGAAGTGGTCAAGGTCACAGCCCGCGCCAGCGACACTTTGACAGTTGTGCGTGCAGCAGAGGCCGTTGGCGGTATTCAGACTGCCTACTCATTCAATGCAGCGGACCGCATCGACCTGCGCCTTACGGCTGGCGAACTGGCCAGCGAGCTTGACCGACTCGACCGCCATGCACTTACTGGCGTGCTGAACAAGTCAGCCAACTACACCGCGGTAGAGGCCGACGCATCAAACCTAATCCGCGTTGACTCAACGGCTGCAGCTTGCACTATTACGCTGCCACAAATCAGCACGCTGACCGAAGACTTCATCATCGCCGTGTCCAAAGTGAGCGGTGATAACAATGCAGTCTACATTGCTGGATCTGGCGGCAACACCATCAACGGAGCAACGCCATACGCTCTAGTATCGCAATGGCAGGGCGCATGGCTGGTGGCTGACCGATCCACCAACACATGGACGGCTGTTAGTTCTGGTGTTGGCTCCAGCTTTGTCTTTGTTGACAAGTTCACTGGCACGGGCGCGCAGACTGCATTCACGCTGACTGCAGGCGTTTACAGCTCAAACCAGGTTGAAGTGACGATCTCAGGCGTAACCCAAAACCCAGGTATCGACTACACGGCGACTGGCACCACGCTGACATTCACCACAGCACCACCAAACACAACCGTGATCTTGGCGCGCTACACGCAGTCTGCGCCACAAGTGACAACGGGCACATGCACCATTGAACGCCAAGTGGCAACGCTGGGGCAAACAGGCTTTGCGCTGGCCAATGGCTACATCCCCGGCTCCAACACCATGCAGGTGTTTGTGAACGGACTGCTGCTGTCTCTTGGCATTGACTACACCGAGACTGGAACAAACGCCGTTGCATTTACATCCGGCCTATCCGCTGGTGACGAAGTTCAGTTTGTCGTGTACGGGAAAACTGTATCAGCAGCCGATTCTGCAAATGTTGGGTACCTACCCGCTGGTACTGGTGCGGTTGCTACTACGGTGCAGAGTAAGTTGCATGAATTCCCAAGCATTGATGACTATCCAGGCGCGGACGATGGGGCAAAACTGACGGCTGCACTTGCTGAAAATCCCGCAGTAAGAATACCTTCTGGTGCTCGTACATCATCGACAACTGTAAGCATTGGTGCGAACCAAAAAGTTTTTGCAGACCAGCCAGGCTCAACTTCGTGGACGGTTACAACTGACAACCAAGCATTCGTATTAAATGGCGCATACTCAGAATTGCACGATTTGTATGTGACAAAAACAGGCTCACACACTAAAAACCTAATTGAAGTTGGTACGACTTTGATTAAAGCTGATCGTGCCGTTCTGTCTGGTGTCCGTGCAGTGGGCGCAGGCAACGACGGGATTCAGGTAATCAACGGCAACCTCGGTACCTTGCGCGATATTCAAAGCGTCAGTAACGGGCGTGATGGGTTGAACTTCACCACAGACACAGCGGATAACAACGCTTGGACATTTGAAGGCCACATAGATTTAGGTAGCAATATACGTGACGGATTAAATCTTGCCGGCAACACTTCAGTCAGCAATGCCAATAACTCTCGCTCGCATGTGGGAACTTATGTTACGTGCCAATCCAACGGGCGATACGGTGCTTACATTGGTTCACGCTCCAACATTTTTGCGCTGTACCTGGAAAGCAATGTAACCAAAGACCTGTACTTTGATACTTACGCTTGGGGCAATCAGATAATGATAACTCAGGTGTCGGGGTTCACAGCCATTACGGAAGTTACTCCCGGTGTGAATGAGATTCGCACAAACTCCATGAATGCGGATTATGTTGGTGGGTTCTGGAACAAGTTGGCACTATCTGGGCGCGCTGGAAAAGGCCTGATTGTTTACAACGATGACGGCACAGCCGGAACATTGGCACTTGAAAAGACTGGTGCGCGTACATTTAAACTTGCGGGTGGTGGTAGCGGTGCTGACTTCACCACATCATTTACGAACGACAACGCATCGTTTGCTCATTCGGTGCTCGTACAAGGTGCAGTAGCACCAACAACCGACAATGCGCGCGGCAACGGCACTTCGTCTGCGCGTTGGAACAATACTTATAGTGCCAACTTTCGTCCAGGAAACGGCTCACCCACTTGGACCAGCGGGTCAGGAACACCAGAAGGCGTGTTGTCGGCGGCTGTTGGGAGTCTTTACACTCGCATAGATGGCGGGGCATCCACCACGCTCTACGTCAAAGAGTCTGGCGCAGGGACGACTGGATGGAGGGCTGTTTAGTTTGAAGTCTCAAGCTAATCAAAACTATATGTACCAACTAACCTTCTTTGTAAAATCCCTCCCGCCTAACGTAGGTGGGAGTGCCAATGGCCCTTCATTCGCATAGCAGAGAAATACTAACCCATAGCCACCACCTTCCAACTCCTTAAATCCCGCATCATCACCTAACAACCTAACCAACTCCTGAGATATGAACCCATACAGCCGACGCAGCACCGATAACAGGGTAGGTGATATTGAAGCCCTGATCTCCAGTGAAAACGACCCAAAGCAACGGGCGTTTCTCATTATCCTGAACAGCATCAACGCTTCAATGGTGGCCAACACCGAGGCCACGCGCGAAGTAGCTGACAAGCTGGATGATCACCTAACTGCCTTTGAAGCGAAGGCCGAAGCGGATGCCCAGCTACTCAACCAAGGCCGCGGTGCATGGCGCGTGCTAGCATGGGCGCTTGGGACGGCACAGGTCGCCTTGCTGGGTGTTGCCGGGTATGTGTTCTCGGACTTGCAAAAAATCCATTCAGAGATTCAGCAAATCACACTGACTGAAGCCCGCCTTGAAACGCGGATCAACTCGCTTGAGCGCAAATAACACTGGGGATACAAATGAGCAAAGCACTTAAAAACAAGATCAAGCTGAATGACTTTGTTAGCGTTAAAGACTTTGGCGCTGTTGGAGATTACTATTTAGCAGACGGGTCTATAAACCCATCTCCCACAAACAATACTCCGTTTATTCAGGCTGCTATCGACGCAGTTTCAGCGGGAGCTACGCTGGAATTTGATATTGGCAGGGGTTACTACCTCCAGTCGGGGCTGTCATGTAATAAATGGCTGACACTTTGTGGTCGTGGTATGTCCAACTCTGTTTATACGAGTGCGGTACTGGTTTGTGCCGCTGGAATTACAGGGCTATCTGTCAATACGGAAACCTTTGCAATGAATAAGGTGTCCTTAATTTGTACAAGCTCAGCCAATGTTAATAGCGTTGGACTCAACATTAAACAAATAGCTGGCGCTACCATTCGACCAATCTACGACATTCGTTTTACTGAGGTATGGTTCTCAAACTTCGGTAAAGTTGCAATGAACTGCCCAACATCGATGTACGGCGGAATTTTGGATAAGTGCACGTTTGAGGGTAACGCTAAAGCTCTTTCAATAAACTATGATGAAGTTGTTTCGGTTGATTCTGCTACATCATTTAACAAGATCGTCAACAGCGTGTTTTTTAATAACGCGATCGACATTGAAATAAAGTCGTCTGCTGCATCGTTAGGCGCATCAACTAATTTTGCCAACATAATCGCAAACAACAACTTCATAAACACGGTTGTAACTAATACAGGAACGAACTGTGTTGTACTTAATGGCTCACTGAACGGCACCGTTATCGAAGGGAATTCCTTCGCGAATTGCCCAGCAACCGCAATCAGCGTCACAGGAACCATCGGCACGGTTATTTCTAACAACTCGATCAATCGGTCCGGAAAACAGGGCATCGCCATCACTAATGCTGCTGGGTTTGTTGCAAGTGGAAATACAGTCAACTTTACAAACGCCAACTTTGACACGCACGCACAACAGCATAGTGCGTTTGAAATTGTTGGCTCGACCGGAAAAGCTAGCTGTAATGTTGTCGCCATTGACAACCCGGTTGAACTTAAAAACCAGTATGGGTTCTATGTTGATTCCAGTACTATTGATTTGGGTGATATTTCTCAGATTAACGGGGTAGCTGGTGAGTACCTATCCACCAATGGGGCACAAGTAACTTTTACAAAAAGCGGCTCATTCATTCCCGCGGTCGTTGGCTCTGCTACGCCAGGTGCTCAAACGTACACAGCGCAAGAGGGCCGATATTCGGTTAGTGGTAATGTTGTAACGGTATCTATTCTTGTATCTGGCACCAAGGACGCAGCCGCTTCTGGTGACTTGAGAATACAAGGATTGCCAGTGCTTAACGCCACGGGTAGAAGGGCAACAAATACTAGCTACATGCTTAATTTAGTACCTGCTGCCAACTCGCTGACTCAAAGCACAACGCTGCAACTTGTTGGGGAAAAACTTGGACACGTTGATTACATCAGGGTGATTGAATACGGATCGGCAACATTTAATTTGCTTCCAATGTCGTCATTACAGACTTCATTTTCACTAACGGTGACAGGTTCATACTGTATATGACCAACAAAACACTTTTCCAACTAATAGCCCTCGGACTCTTCACTTTCTGGTCAACTTTTGGAGCACTTGCATGGCTTTTATTTTCCAACTTCTAAAAAGCAAAACGATAGTATTCTCTATCTTACTCGCCATCTTGCCACTGTTCGCGCAGTACATCGGTGCGTTTAACCTCACACCGATACAGCAAATGATTGCCATGCAAGTGATTGCTGCTATCGTTGCTGTGCTGCGCGTCATTACGACACAGCCAATTTCTGACAAGTAAATAACTAAAGGGCATATATGCCATTGACAAAAATACCCGCCTCAATGGCTGATGCTGACATGGCTACACAGGCCGAACTTGATGCTGTATCTACCGTGGCCTCAAACGCAGCAATTGCTGCCGCTGCAGCCAGTGCCAAGCAGGCTGGTGACATTGTGCAGATTGTGCATTTTCAGACTGGAGCCAAGCTGAGTGGTGCGGTCACTCTGCCGCAGGATGACACCATCCCGCAAATTACAGAGGGGTATGAATTTCTTTCGCAGGTGTTCACACCAACCAATGCAGCCAACAGTTTGCTGATCGACGTGTGCTTGAACGTGACGTGCAATGCCGCTAACACGGCGGGGATTGCCCTGTTCCAGAATGGCGTGTCCAATGCTCTAGCTGCAATCGCTCAGTACATTGGCTCCACCAATGCGCAGAACCCAGCTAACATGCGTCACCAAATGACAGCCGGAACAACATCACCGATTACGTTTTCAGTGCGTGCAGGTAC